TCCAAAATAGACCCCAGCAGCAAGTGCTGCCAAGCCACCGACGAGTTTCTTCCAAGGAAAGTCTCCTGATTTTGATTCAGGTTTACTTTTCTCACGGAACTCAGTATCTGTGAGATGGGCATCCAAGTCCTTAAGGACCGAGTCCACGACATCTTCACTACCTCCCATAGAGGAGGGATCCGATGAAGTGTTCACAGAACTTTTCGAACTTAAGACGTTCTTTAGTTTCTTTCGTCTCTCTCTTCTCGAACGAGAGTTGCTCTTTCTCGTTCTTGAAGTCATAGATGGATTCTCTGAGGACATCTTGTAGTTCCTTTCTACTGGTTCTTCGTTTATGATGGAAAAATCTCCTGACATACGTCAAATAAAGCTTATGCGGGGCTTGAAAACCCCTCTTGAGAGAGGGCAACAATGGAATATCAACTCCAAGTTGTCGAGCGACCTTACCGGGATGACCCAAATATGGTAGCAAACCATATGCAGTCTGGACCCGAGGCTTATTCAACAAAGCCGACATCTCTCTAAGATATGCTGGATTAAACCGAACAATCATAGCTTCGGACTGAGGAGATAGATTCCCCTGTGGCAGACTTATGGAGTCTCCTTTGAGTGGCGGAAGTCCTAAGTTCTCACGTCTTGATAAGACAAGACCAGAACGTAGTTTCAGAATTCGGGCACTGATGATCTCATGATCGTCAAAGCCACTGATATTCAATCCTCCGACACACTTAGGCAGACTACCTAAGACTCTGTAAGCTTCAAAGTCAGTGATAAGCCGGTATACGGCGTCGCCAAGAATACTTCGGTACTCATGGAAGAGGGCAGGGAGCTGACTCCCGCCTAACTTCCTCCATTTTATCGGAGTAATGTCCTGACATTTCCATATAATTCTTCCGGCGAATTCACCGACGATGCGACTGGATACACTTTTGGATTCTGAAATAGGGACCTCATAGTCCCGCAAGAAGTTCTTATACTCCTTGAGGACTTCGTCATCAGCAATGACGACGTCGTCTCCCAGAACCCGAAAAGTGTCCACAGGAATCCTTCCAACATTCTTACATATAGCAATTAGGATAAGGTTATGAGTGAGACCAAACAACGGAAACGATGGGTTTAACCCCATCGCCTGCCCCTTTTTGACACTAACAAGTCTACCGTCATCACTGACGGGGAGTTCAAAATACTCCAAAAGGGAAGAACCTCCCAAGGCTCTAAGAACTTGAGCCTGGATGGTGAATGGGAAATTCCATGTTGCATCACTTAGGTCAACCGAATGTACCTTCTTCTTCATCTTTTGGCATTGTCGAATGAAATCGACGCCTTTAGATTGGTCGTAAGTACAATCAGTTGGTAATGTAGCCAAAAGGTCCAACAGGAAGATCTGAAGATCTTTAAGTTGTTCCTGGACGACTGGATTGCCTATGAGAATTAGGCGATCCTTGCCACCAGAGTCCCCTATTATACATAGGTTTCCCTGCCAGAGCCATTTTCTGGGCTTATAAATAAGCGCAGGGGGTCTCGACCAAGGCTTGACTACATCACGAACCTCGTATCCACTACCAGGTGCACCTCTATTCACATACTGGGCATAACTTCCCGTCTCAGACGGTGTTATGGCCACAGATTGGCCTGTAGGAGACACAGTTTGATCCTTCTCTCTGTGCCGATATCTCGCCTTGACATAATACAACGTCAAGTTGAGAATATTGGACCACTTCTCCGGTGGTTCCACTACGGGGTTTGAATAGACTACCTTTTTGATCTCCTCCGGATCTTTGAGGGGACCAGGAATTGCATGGTAGACGTTACAGTAAGATAGAAGAACCTTTACTCTAGAATAATCCTCCTTCATAACAGCCTTTATCAGGGGAATCATTAGAGCTCGGAAACGTACTGGGTAGAGAAACCCAGCATACCGTTTGGTACGGTACC